TTGCTAATAGTCCCATGGTTGCAGCAAACTTAGCTCTAAGCCAAGGAGCCCTCATTGCTGGTGCAACTATGTCTGGGGTAAATCAAGTACATTCTGTTGCTCCAATTTCTTGGCAATCATATATCGGTAATCCTCTTATAAAGAAAGAAGAAAAAGATTTTATCAAAAATCAAAATCCAGGGAAGTCAGCAGCATGGTATAAAGCAAAAGAAAGAGATATCAGAAAGAACAGAACCATAGATATCGTAAATAAAAAATACTCTATAGAAGTAACAGATAACGATGTAGCCGATGCGATTGGTATTGGGATGTTTTCTTTAGATAACTGGGACAAGGTTGTTAAACAATGAGGAGCAAAGGATTGCATCTCTCTGAAGCATTTATGAAAAAGAGGTATGTCATGGATAAAAAGTCTCCAGAGGATATTGCTAAAGAGTGCGGGGTAAGTGTACAATTGATATATCGCCAACTAAAGAAAATGGGGTTAAGAAAATGACAGACATGGTAAACCACCCACCGCATTACACATCTCACCCATCTGGAATAGAAACAATACAGATTACAGAACACATGGGATTCTGTTTAGGGAATGCTATAAAATATATACTAAGATCTGAACTCAAGGGCAAGAAGGTAGAAGACCTTGAGAAGGCAGTTTGGTATATTAACAGAGAGATTGCGAGGGTACAGAATGACTAAGCGTAAGGAAGTTTTATCTCCTAATGCCTACCTGTATCAAAGAGAGTCTAACTACACAATGCCTGATGGAAGAGTGGTTGAAGTTGGGGAAACAATAAAGATTCATGGTGAGTGGGGATCAAAGTTTAAGTTTAAAGAACACGTTGCAAGAACTGATAGCGGAGTAGAGTGGATAGATTGCTTTCAAATTATTGGGGGTCAGCTTGCTGGATGGAGATCATTCAGACCTGATAGAATTAATCCTATGCCAAAGAAAAGCAGAAAGAACAAAAGGACTGCATAAAATTGGCTCAGGATAGGCTTAAAAAATACGCTCAGCCCAATATTCTTGACAGCAGCAAAAACCAAAAAGAGAAACCGCAAAAAAGAACCGCAGCAAAAAAAAGAGAAGTTCATCAGATGCTTGGAAAGATGAAAGAAGACTCTGGCTGCATAGACTGTAATACAAAATATCCATTTTATGTCTTGGACTTTGATCATGCCAGGGGGAATAAAGTTTCAAATATCGGACAAATGCTAGATTATTTTAGTTTAGAAGACATACTAAAAGAAGTAGCCAAATGTGACGTTGTATGTTCCAACTGCCATAGAAAAAGAACTTACAATAGAAAAAATAATATTAGTGACTAATGTCACAGTGTCACCTAAAGAGTTGACTCAGCTATCTTTTATATGATAGTCTAGATAGATGTTGTTGCCGTCAGGAGGAAGAAATGACGAAAACGAAACTGCTAGGAGGCATTTTAGGAATGGTGATTGTTATTAGTACAGCTTTACCAGCAATCGCTGAGCCTGCCCCCAATCAGGTGTATGCTAAGTCTGCACCGACTGCGACAAATCAAGTCGTAAAATCTAGTCATGAGTATCGAATTGCAAAATCAAAAGATGCTAAAGACATGATGGGATACGAAAAATCACTTTATAAAGGTGAATGGTATGACTCAAAGTGGGAAAATACAAGAGAATGTATTATGCACGGAGAGTCACGTTTCAATTACAGATCAGCAAACAAAACATCATCAGCGAGAGGCGCGTACCAATTTTTAGATAATTTTTGGCGTGACTCTTTAGTTTGGATGATGTTAGAAGAATCAAAGAAAAGCAATGATGGTTTATCCAAGGAAATTAAAAAGTTAAGAGATAAGCCAATTCATGAATGGAATAGATATTATCAAGATAGATCTTTCTTTACAGCGTGGAGACACAGTGCTGGAAAGAAACACTGGTATCAATTTAATTCTGATTGCATGTAGTTCGTAGTGGGGCGAGACCCAAATAAAAATTAAGGTAACAACAACTCGTCCCACTACTGCTATAATTGTTACTAATAAAGGAGCTTTATGGATAGCCAAGAATTAGTGCTACATATAGAAGAAGTTAATACGGTAGCCTCAGAGTACATCAAAGGTAATGATGCCTCTGCAATTTCTAAAACATTAAACATCCCTCGCAACAGAGTTCTCTCCCTCTTGAATGAGTGGAGAAACATGGTGGCAAACAATGAAGCAGTAAGAATCAGGGCTAGGGAAGCCCTTGCTGGAGCAGATCAACATTACAATCACTTAATTAAACAAGCATACGAAGTAATCGATGACGCTAACACTACTGCAAATCTTTCTGCAAAGACAACGGCAATCAAACTTATTCTTGATATTGAGGGAAAAAGAATAGACATGCTACAGAAGGCTGGACTTTTAGAAAATAAAGAATTAGCAGATCAATTGCTAGAGCAAGAAAGAAAACAAGAGTTGATTGTTGATATTCTAAAAGACATTGCATCAAAATACCCAAATATTCGTAATGAAGTAATGATGAGGCTTACCGAAATTTCTGGTGCATCTGGAGAGGCTGTTGTAATTTATGAGTCTTGATTTTTCAGATTTTATCTCAGCCCTTGATGCTCAGCCATTTGAAGAAATCCCAGTTGATCTAGATACTTTTCTTCATGCTCCTCTGTACTTAGAACAACCAGAGCTATCACAGATCCAGCGTGATCTTGTAGAGGCTATGAGCCAAATCTATAAAGAAGAAGATCTTATTAGGTTTATGGGGGAAGCAGAAGGCAAGGCCCACTATAAAAAATATACAAAGTCAGAGGTGTTGCTGCAACTAGGCAAGGGTAGTGGTAAAGATCATACATCTACTATTGGGTGTGCCTATCTTGTATATAAGCTAATGTGTCTAAAAAATCCAGCACAATACTTTGGCAAGCCACCTGGAGATGCTATTGATATTATTAACGTTGCCGTAAATGCCCAGCAAGCAAAGAATGTTTTCTTTAAAGGATTTAAGAATAAGATTGCTCGCTCCCCGTGGTTTGCTGGAAAATATGACGCAAAGGTAGACAGCATTGAGTTTGATAAAGCTATTACTGTTTACTCTGGACATTCAGAAAGAGAGAGTCACGAAGGACTAAACCTGATACTTGCAATCCTTGATGAGATATCGGGGTTCGCCCAAGACTCAGCATCTGGAAATGAAAATGCAAAAACTGGTGATGCCATATACAAAGCCTTCCGTGCCTCAGTAGATTCACGATTTCCAGATTTTGGTAAAGTAATCTTGTTGTCTTTTCCCCGATACCCAGGTGACTTTATTTCAAAAAGATATGACACAGTTGTTGCAGAAAAAGATGTTGTCATAAGGAGTCACACCTTTATTATTAATCCAGACTTGCCAGAAGATCTTGCAGAAAACCAATTCACTATTGAGTGGGAAGAAGATCATATTAAATCTTATAAAACTTCTGGGGTCTTTGCAATCAAGAGACCGACATGGGAAGCTAATCCAACGAGAAAGATAGAAGACTTTGAAAGAGCATTTGTAGATGACTATGCAGATGCAATGCAAAGATTTGCTTGTATGCCATCCTATATGTCAGATGCATTCTTTAAGCAAAAAGAAAAGCTAGAGAAGTCTATGTGCTTACACAATCCAATTGACTCTTTTAAGAGGATAGAACCAGTATGGCAACCTAAAGAAGGTGTTCGATATTTTCTTCATGCTGACCTTGCTCAAAAGCACGACAAATGTGCAATAGCAATATCTCATGTGGATAAGTGGGTAGAGGTAAGAACTTTTAATGATTACACTCAGGTTCACCCCCTAGTTATTGTTGATGCTATTGTTTGGTGGGAACCACAAAAAGAAGGACCTGTTAATCTATCAGAAGTAAAAAACTGGATTGTTGATTTTCGTAGACAAGGATTTGATATTGGTTTAGTTACCTTTGACAGGTGGCAATCATTTGATATCCAGCAAGAATTAAAGTCTGTAGGTATTAAAGCAGATACTTTGTCTGTAGGAAAGAAGCACTACGAAGATCTAGCCATGCTTGTCTATGAAGATAGAGTTATGATGCCACACATTCAAATCCTTTTGGACGAAATGAGTCAGCTAAGAATTGTTTCTGATAAGAAGGTTGACCATCCTCGAAAAGGGTCTAAGGATCTCTCAGATGCCGTTACAGGGGCAGTATATAATGCAATAGCTCATACACCTCGCAATCTGAATCAAGAAATATCTATTCATTCCTGGAAGTCTGTTACAAAAGAAAGGGCTGCGGAAGCTTCAGAAAGTCTTATTGTTCCTCCAAAGCCAACGGAAGAGATAAAAGAATATCTTTCCAGCATGGGATTTATGTAGTTGACAATAAGAAAAGGTTCTGGTAGGATTTACACATGACAGCTTTTATCATCTCATCCCTAGTTTTATTTTTTCTTTCTTTAGTCAGCAATATACTCTTTGTCTTAAATGAAAATACAACATTTAAGGGTGGAGCAGTCGTTGGGCTTATCATCTTTACATCTATGTTGGTTTGGGGATCGCTCCTTTTATTTCAATAACAACGATGGTATTGGTGGTATAATTTAGCTATGAACGATACAGAACTTGAAGAGTTTACAGACGAAGATTATACAGTTGCAGATGAATCAAATATTGATTGGGCGGTGCTTTAATGGCAAAGCTTTGTGCAGCAGGGATAACTCTTAGAGATCAGGTAAACAAAAAATGGGTTAGCAGAGATAAGTCTAGTGATGGCTGGATTGGGGATTCTGCTCATGCAGCAAGAGAAGGTTGGGGAACTAATGGAAAAGGATCTTATCATAATCCAGACCCATTTGGCGTTGTTCATGGTCTTGATATCGATGAGGATTTTTTAGGCAAGGGCAAAGGACAAAAAGTTGCAAAAGAGTTTGCAGAACAACTTGCAACATACTGTCGTGAAGGAAAAGATAACGGAAGAATTGCCCACATTGTTTATGAAGGACAAGTAGCGTCTGCAACAGCAAATAACTGGCACTTTAGAGGATCGGGATATGGACATTTTTATCACATACACATTAGCTTTACCAATAAAGCAGACAATGATGGATCTCTCTTTAAGCTCCCCATATTTAATGAAAATACACCTTCAAATAAGTTATGGGATGGAGTGGTTCCAGAGTTCAATAACATTATAAAAGCAATGGATGACAAAGAATTAAAAAACAAAGCATCTTGGAGACTATCTTGCAGGCTAGCAGATCTAGGGTTCTTTAAGGGAATTCCAGTGGAGTATGAGCAAAGTTATCCTTGGAATGCGGTAGCAGCATGGCAAAAATCAAAGGGGTATAACGTACAGCCTCCAGGTAAGTACGGAAGAATTGCCCACGGAAAGATTTTCGGAGGATAGATATGCCTTGGGAAATTAAAGAAGACACTCCTCAATGTTCTGGATACGGTGTATTTAAAGAAGGAACAGATGAGCTAGAAGGTTGTCACGATAGTAGAGAAAAAGCACAAAGACAAGTGGCTGCTCTTTATGCATCAGAACCAGAAGCATCAAAGTCAATCGATTCAGAGTTTGAGAAGTATCGTGGAGAACTTTATACAAGATTAACAGAAGAAGAAAAAGCATTCCATGATGCTCTAGTATCTATCGCAGAAAAATACGGTCCGTTTGATCTTGGGACATCTAGTATCTGGGTTGGTTATGAATCTGGAGAAGATAACGAAGATGCAAAAATTGGTGTAATGTGTTCCAATTGTTCATTCTTCAATCCATCAAATAATGGTTGTGCAATTCTTTCGTATACTGTTGAGCCACTCGGTAAGTGTCGTCTTGCAGCAATTCCAGATGGATACGTTATGCCTGAGATGGATGAAGAAGAAGAGGATGAAGAAAATATAGATAAAAATTATACTGGATGTGGGTGTGAGACCTGCAAAAAAATGAATGTAGCTTGCAAGGATTGCCCAGTCTGCAAATTAGAAATAGATAAGGCTTCAGGAGTTAGAGTAGGCCAGATGGTTTCTTGGGGTTCTTCAGGTGGAAGAGCAGAAGGAAAAGTAAAGAGAATTGTTAGGAGCGGATCATATAATGTTCCAGATTCAGACTTTACAATTACAGGAACAGAGGATAATCCAGCAGTTGTTATTGAGGTATACCGTGATGACAAGCCAACAGGAAGAATGGTTGGGCATAGGATGAATACTCTTACAGTAAAGAAGAGCCTTTGGTCTGGAGTGTTTGATCCAAAGATTGGCTTGATGAAACGTGGCTGATACCTACTCCCCGAACTCTGGAATGAAAGCAGCAGCCCGTAGAGCCCTTAAGTGGAAGGAAGAAGGAAAGGCTACTGGAGCAGGAACCCCTGTTGGCTGGGGTAGAGCAACGGATATAGTTAATGGCTCTGTAATGTCCCTTGATACAGTAAAGAGAATGTATTCTTTTTTCTCTCGCCATGAAGTTGACAAAAAAGGAAAAGACTTTTATAATACATCTAATCCATCCAACGGTAGAATCATGTGGGATGCTTGGGGTGGAGATGCAGGATTCTCTTGGTCAAGAAAGATTGTTGAAAGAGAAAAAGCAAAAAAGGTTTGGCAAGGATCGGCATTTGATTCAAATGTTGACAAAAGAAATAACTCCTGATAAACTTATAGAAAGGAGCTGTTAGGATGTCGCACATCTTATTTTCATTTAGTTCATCTATAGGATTCCTTTGGTCTATTTTTTTTCATGCATATTATTATATGATTGAGGATAAGCTAGATCGAGTTTTTGATAGCATAGTTCGAGAGGTAGAAGAGGAAATGGAAGAAGATGAAGACAATGCCGTTAGTGTTGCCATCATAGAGGATAAAGCCTATTGGGTTATCAATAACATGTTTTATCAAGCTGATCTAACGATGGATGGTGAAATTGACAAATCAAGCTCTAGACCAGTTAATGCATTTAGCATGTCAAACAAAGACATAACAAAAATGCTTTTTATATTAGATAACTTAGCAGAAGGATAATTATGAATATTGTTGTTCAAGGAACCAAAGAGTTCTCAGACTATAATGTATTTTTACGATCAATGGGAGTTGTTCTTTCAGATGTTAGCGATGGAGAGTTTAATCTTTATTCAGTTGGACCATCACAAATAAATTCTTTTACTGCTGAGTTTTGCAATAGATCGGAAAATAGCCTAAAGCAAAGAGGAATTAAAGCAAAGTTTTTTAGAGTTCCAGTATCTTTTATTGAAGAGAAAATGAATACTTTTGATTATCTTGTTTTCCTTTCAACTCCAAATCAAAGACCTTCTAAGTTGGTAAGATCTGCTGAGCTAAGTGGAGTTGAAGTTGGAATATTTCGATACTAGTAATATTATTTTATGCAGGAGATTGAATGCTAGCAAATAAATGGACAAAAAACAATCAAGGAGAGAATTATGTTTGTAAGTAATTTAACAGATATGGAAAAAATCGTTTCCTTTAGACCAGACCTTGAATGGGATGGATGGAACGTTGTTCAATATAAAAACAGTGCCTCTGCTCAGTTTGATAAAAAAGGTGTTTATAGAGACGGTCAATGGCATAAGAAGATTGTCTATGCTGTTACAGAAAATGGATGGTCTCTACCTAACTACATGGGATTGAACAATGAACTATAAATGGAAAGATCAGGCTAAATGTCTGGGGATGGACACAAACATATTCTTCGATAAGTATGAAGAAGATCAAGCAATTGCTGCAAGAATAGATAACTTTTGTAGACAGTGCCCTGTAAACAAAGAATGCTTCGCTGTTGGAGTCTCAAATAAAGAATGGGGAGTCTGGGGTGGTGTTTATTTAAAAGAGGGAAACATCGACAGAGAGTTCAATCAACACAAAACAAAGCAATCATGGTTTGATACATGGAAGTCTCTAACGATGGATAAAGAATGATCTATACCCCTAAGATGAAGAGAGATGTTCATACAGTAAAGGTTCCCTCTAACTTTGCAATGGACGTTGTAGAATATGACATGCCTCCACCATACATAGGACTTAGGTTCTATGAAAGTCATTGGCGGCATATGAGCGACACAGAGAGGTTAAAATGTATTGCTTACCTACAGAAGGTAAAGAAGATTATTGAATCGTATGGGGTATCAGTAACACTTGATCCTGTATATGATGTTCCTGGAGGTCAAAAACTAGGATGACAATAATGGTTAGTATTGTTTCTTATAGGGATACTGAGCTAGTTCCCACCATTAGGAGCTTTATAGACAATGCAAAGAATCCAGACTCACTATACTTTTGTATTGTTTCTCAAGACTTAAAAAATAAACATCCAGATTTATCTTTTATAAAGAATCTTTCTTATGTAAAGATGGATTCTAGAGAAGCTCGCGGAGCAGGTTATGCAAGAAAGATTGCAATGGATTTGTATAGAGGAGAAGATTACTTTTTACAAGTAGATTCTCACATGAGAGCAGGCAAAAACTGGGATTCTGAAATGATTGGAATGTACTTTACTTCATGCACTATGGCAAAGACAGAAAAAGTTATCCTTAGTCAGTTCCCTGCTCCTTACGAAGTTCATACTGATGGTAAGATATTTTATCCTAAAAATCATGAAGAGTTATGGGACAGACCATCTTGGTCAAAGGTACATAATAGAGATCACGGAGCATGGTCAGCAACTAGACAGGAGATTGAAGACTTGTCTAAGCCACACCTATCTCACACTGTTCTTGCTGGATACTTATTTGCTCCTGGAATATTTGTAAAAGAAATCCCATCTGATGAAAGAATATCCTTTATGGGAGAAGAATTATGCATAGCGATTAGATCTTATACAAGAGGATGGAAGATTTATGCACCAAACAAAATGCTTCTGTGGCACTATTACAAAAGAAGTCGTAGTCCAAAAGTTTGGGATCAAATTGAAGATACAAAGAGACCAATAAAATGGATAGAGATGGAAATGAATTCCAAGCGGGTACAAAGAAAGGTACTTCTTGGAACTGAGCAAGGAATATATGGCATAGAAGATCTAGATAAGTTTTGGGAGTATCAAGAATTAATTGGAATAAATTTTGCCGATTTTTATCAAAACGAAATGGAAAAAAAAGTAAACAGTTCTGTAAAAACTCAAGAAATAATATTTTAGGAGATAATATGAAGGATCAAGAAGAAAAGTTATTGCGAGATTTAGAAGTTGCTGCAACGGTAGTTCGTAGAGGTAATGGTGGAAAGACTGGAGAAGGTGCAGAAAAGGTATATGCCATAGCATATTCAAAATGCGTCCAAGCAGGAATTAAACCAAAACTAAGAAATAAATACCGTTAGGTTGACAAAGGTATACTTTTAATGTAAAATTTAATAGTAGTCAAGTCATATACAGATAAAGGAGATCTAAATGTTAGATGCTAGAGGTATTGCAACTAGGGTATGCCCCAGCTGTGGATCTACTTTATTTACTGTTCAAGTTCAATTTGATGAAGATTACAATGTTCAGGGGTATTTGCTGAATGCTAAGTGTGCAATGTGTGACACCCTTCTTAGTGCTCCAACCCCATTAGATCATCCAGAGTATAGCCCTAATGATGTAAGGTGGTTATAGGGATAGTGGAATTTTATGCAAAGATTACTCCTGTACACAGAGGTATCTACAAACATTGTTCTACAGTTTGGAAGTCAGAAAATGGAATTGATAGTGTCTGGAAGACAAAAAAGTTTATTAGAATATTTCCAGCATATCGGTGGGCACTGAAGAATATAATTAAAAACGTATCAGCACAATCAGAAAGCTTGTTTATTAAAGAACAAGACACTATAAGGAGGAAGTGGAATGAATAACGAAGAACTATTGCAAAAAACATTAAACGCAACAATAGAAAGATTGGGTCGGCAAGCAATGTCTTATGAGGCAGAGGTTGCTAATCTTAGTTCTCAGATTATTATTCTTAATAATCAAATTGAAGAAATGAAGAAATCTGCTCAAGACAAGCCTTCAAAGATTCCTCCAACAAAGGAGTAGGCTGGTTTGCAAATGTAGTGTAGCGGTAACACGCCATCCTTCCAAGTTGGAATCGCCAGTTCGATCCTGGTCATTTGCTCCAACTCGCTGTAGCTCAGGGGACAGAGCAGAGAACTTCTAATTCTAAGGTCGCAGGTTCGATCCCTGCCAGCGAGACCAAGCCTGATAGTCCCCAAGGTGGGGAAGCAGACTGTAAATCTGTCGCGGTAACGCATGGCTGGTTCGATTCCAGCATTAGGCACACTATGTAAAAGATCCCCAAGTACCCTTATACTTAATTAAGTATTCGTTTTCTAGTACTAAGTTTTTTCTACCAAAAACATTCTTGATACCGTTATGGTTATGATCTACAAAATCTGGGAACAGTGTGGGGACATCTCCTTCTGTTTCGCAGTATTTGTTTGACCACTCTATTTCATACCTTATAGTATCTTCTTTAGAGTTTGCATGTGGTATTCCAACCTTTGACAAAGTTTCTCTGTGATATATTCCCAGGTACATCCCAAACTTCGTTGGACAATTTGACACTGCAACAGACTTAGGATAAGAAAATCCTAAATCAAAAAGACTTGTATCTTTTATTAAAACTGAATCCTGGATAAAGAACCATCTATCCAGGTTTGTGTTTTCATATACCCAGCGAATTTTTCCTAGCTCGTATCCATCAGTAGAAACTACAATATACGGTAGATCACCCAAAGACTTTATGCATTGAGATATCCACTGTTCCCTGCCAGCGGCAGTGGCGATAACGATAGCTTGTTTCATATTCTACTCTTAATCTTTGTTGTCGATGTGTCCCAGGTATAAGGAACATAGCAGAGACCGATTCCCCTATCATCAAGCCATTCCTGATCAAAACCCATTTGTGAATAATAATCTTTTTTAGCCCAGTCGGAGCCGATGACTATGATATTTGGCATTACTAATGAAATTGATATCTTTGAATCTGTTCCCCCGTAGTTAGGAATAACCTCATCAACATACTTGCAAGACATAAGAACTTCTGCACGATCTTCATAAGATATAATTGGAGCCTTTCCCTTATATTCAAGAATAAATTCGTCGGTATTCAAAGAAACAACAACCTTGTCTCCCATAGAATTGCACCACTTTAAAAGATTAACGTGACCTTTATGAAACAGATCAAACGTCCCTCCAGTATAAATTATCATGAATAAAATTATACAGTAAGAAAAATCTATCCTTGACAAATATTAGTTGAGGGTAGTATGATATACACACAAACCAAAGGAGATATAATGGATATAATGTTAGAAGAATCTAAGCAAGAAGAAACCGATCAGCTTAATTCACAAGACCGTTGTGACTCCTGTCAAGCACAGGCATATGTTTGGGTAGAAGGAGTAAACGGAGACTTGCTTTTTTGTGGTCATCATTTTTCTAAGAATGAAGAAAAAATCCGTGCATACTCTTTTGATATTGTTGATGAGAGGCATAAGCTAGAAGTAAAGCGTGAATCTAGCGCAGCAATATAGCACTAACGCCCTCTTAGCTCAGTGGTAGAGCGTTGCTCTTGTAAAGCAAATGTCATCCGTTCAAATCGGATAGAGGGCTCTTAAATATAAAAAGACTAAAAAGTGATGTAAATCACACATAGACAAATCAGACATATTAGGAAAAATATATGGTCAATGTATGGTCATTTACCTTAAAACAATAAAAACCCTCATAAAAATATGATATTCTATTTATCAAGAGCGCCCCCCTTCTCTCCCAAAAAAGGAGATGCTTGTAAATGAGGAAGAATATCGTGTTAGGTTTTGTATTTTGGTTAATCTTGGTTGTTATTGCAGTAACGGCAATTTTTATAACATCAAATGCTCAGGCAAAGTCTGATAAAGTAAAAATTTGTCATGCAACAGCATCTGAAAAAAATCCTTATACAGAAAATACAGTTGATGCATCAAGTATAAACAATGAAAAGAATAAATATCTTAATGGACATGGGGATCATGAAAGAGATATTATTCCTCCATTTAGCTATAAATCATCTTCTTTTGAAGGAAGAAATTGGAATGATGAAGGAAAGAAGATCTGGGAGAATGGCTGTAATGTTGTAGAGCCTACTCCTACTCCTACACCTACACCTACACCAACACCTACACCAACGCCTACACCTACACCAACACCTACACCAACGCCTACTCCTACACCAACACCTACACCAACACCAACGCCTACTCCAACGCCTACACCAACACCAACGCCTACGCCTACTCCTACACCTACACCTACACCAACGCCTACTCCTACACTGACACCAGATCCTCCTGCACCACACACACCAGATTACGGCTTGCCACCAGTTGTAATCGCACCACCAGCTACTCCTGTAGAGGAAGAAGTAGTTCCAGATCCAATTACAACTCAAGAGCCAACACCAATAAGCACTCCAACTCCAGTGCCCACGACAAAGCCAACGAAAAAACCCATGCCAATTCCTACAGTAATTGATGCAGGGGGAGGGGGAATGGTAAAGATTCCTTCTTTGATGGTAGAAGCTCCACTGACTCCCGTGGGGATAAAAAAAGACAATTCAATAGAAGTCCCAGAGAACATATCAACCGTGGGATGGTATAAACATGGAGCAACCCCAGGCTCAAAGGGGGGGTCAACTGTCATCGTAGGGCATCGTGATGGCACTGATCCTGAGCCTGGGGCTTTTTATTCTCTAGAAGACCTAAAGATTAAAGACTCCATTGTTCTTGAATATTTAGATTATACCTCATTATATGAAGTTAAGGATGTAAAAATGATAGAAAAAAATAAATTACCTAAAATATCTAAAGATATATTTTATTCAAATGGAAAAACAAAGATAACTTTAATAAGTTGTGCTGGTCCATATGATAAAAATAACGGAGGATATCAAAAAAATATTATTGTTACTGCTGAGCCATTAACAGGATACCCATGGACACACTACAATCTAGATACATCTAAAAATGTAGCTATTTCTGTTGGTGATACCCGATGAAGCGGATATTCGTCACAGCAGCCTTATTAGTCGCAGCTATGGGCGTTGCTGGGGGTGCGTATGCACTCGGCACAATTAGCGTATCTGCACCACTATTCCCAGTTGTAGGACAAGCGACAGCGAAAGCCTGTGATAGTGATGGGGTGGATACGACCTATACCTACGGCAAATCTAGTGCCAAAGGTGTGAAGGTTGAAAGTGGCACCATCACGGGAATTGACAGTGAATGTAAGACTGCGACTCTGGAATTTATTGATGCCTCTGACAATATTGTGAAAACATACAGCAGTGCAATTGCTGGAGGATCAGCCACGGTTTCCACCAATATTTTTACCAATGAATTCGATTCTGTCCGTGTCATTTTGATACCCTAATTTTCAAATAAACTCCAATTCACCCTTTAACAAGCTACCCCGCATAGTGGAGGATATAAGAACAACATTATTGTTACCGCAGAATTGTTAAAATGAAAGGAGAGACTATGATAAAAGAAAGTGTTTTGTTAAAAGATTATGTTGATGCAAGATTGGAAGACATTATTCTCATGTTGCAACAAAGAATTAATGGCATAGAGAAATCAATTATAAGATCTGATGTTGTATTAAATGATAGGTTTGCATCTGTCAACGAATTTAGATCAGCACTATCTGATCAAACAAGAACTTTTATTAGTCGTACAGAATATAGTCTTATGTCAGATCGAATAGATAAGATAGAAGCCCGTATCAATACCAGCGAGGGCAAAAGTAGTGGAATAAATGCAGGATGGGGATACCTTGTTGGAGCCATAGGCGTTGTTATTGCTGTCGTTACCACCCTTTTTTAATATCATCACTTAAGCACCCTGTATATCAAACATTTTTTCTTCATGATATAATTCTACTATCTAATTAGATTGGTGATGAATGGCAAATATAGTTTTTTTGGGTAACTTTAGAGTAGATTACACTACTGAGAGTCATCATGTAAAAACCCTTCAGTCTATGGGGCACAAGGTTATTAAATTACAAGAAACTGAAGCAAAGAGTGAAGAAATACTCGCTACTGCTAGAAAGTCAGACTTGTTTATTTGGGTACATACCCATGGATGGAAAACTCCAGGCAGATTAACCATGTCTAATGTCTTGAAGCAATTAAAGAATGAAAAAATACCAACCATGACCTACCACCTTGATTTATGGTTTGGATTAAAAAGACAAAAGGATCTATCTTCTGATCCAGTATATAAAGAGATAGGACACTTCTTTACAGTAGATTCAAAAATGGCTGATTGGTTTAACAAGAAAACAAACGTTAAAGGTCACTACATACCCGCTGGAGTTTTTGATAAAGAGGCAACCTACAAGCCAACAAAAACTTTAAGTCATGAGGTAGTCTTTGTCGGTAGCAAAAGATATCACCCAGAATGGAAATATAGATCTCAATTGATTGACTGGCTTCAATCTACTTATAATAAAAGGTTTGAGCATTGGGGTAATGATGGAATTAAAACTATTAGAGGGAAAAATCTTAACCACTTGTATGCAAGTACAAAGATTGTTGTAGGAGATACTCTTTGCCCGAACTTCTCCTACCCAGACTATTGGTCTGACAGGGTTTATGAAACTCTAGGTAGAGGTGGATTTATCATTCATCCATATATCTCTGGTATGGAAAAAGAGTTTACAGATAAAGAGCATTTAGTTTTTTATGAATACAAGAACTTTAAACAATTAAAAGAGTTGATAGATTATTATTTAGAGCATGACGAGGAAAGAGAAAAGATTAGAGTTTCTGGTCACAATCTAGTAAAAGAAAAGTACACCTATAAAAATAGGTGGGAACAAATACTAAAGGAATTAGGAATATGACTTCTATAATTAATCACTCTAATTATAATTTTTTAGTTAGAGATTATCAAGATGATCCAAGTTATCAGCACGACCTTGATCATAAAGTTATTAATGAAACTTGGGAAGAAAATGTTTACAGAATACATGATGGAGATTTTAATGGAGACAAAATATTTGTTGACATTGGAGCAAATATTGGATCAGTAAGCTTATTTGTAGGTAATTTTAATAAAAATAGAAAAGATGATAATAAGATAAAAGTCTTTGCTATTGAACCAGAACCAAACAATCTTGCATTATTAAAAGAAAACATAATTAATAATTTTGCACAAAATATAACAATTGTTAATAATGCTATTTGGCATGAAGAAAAAGTAGTATCAATAAGCAACAAGGGTGGGAATAGCAATATATTAAACTTAGAAGATGAAGAAAAAAGTATTGTTTCTGCAATAACAATGGAAAGATTATTTCTTCTTTATGATATAAGAGAAGTAGACGTTATGAAAATAGATATTGAAGGCGCTGAATTTGATCTCATCATCAATACTCCGTCAGAAGTTTTATCTAAAATAAAAAAATTGGTTCTTGAATTTGATAAATCATCTGATGGAAGATTTGGAATGATGATAGAAAAACTTGCAAAACAATTTGGAATTGAAATTTTAGGAAGCCCTGAAAGAGGCGGGTATATTTATGCCTCTAGATACTGATTACTTAATCTGTATTCCCGTATACAAGGTAAATAAAAGAACTCGCAAATGTATTGATTCAATAAAAGATTATGATCGCGTATTACTAATAGATAATACTGGAACTCAAGAATGTAAAGAGTTTGAGTCTCTTGGATTAGAGGTTTCGTATCAAGATGAAAACATAGGAGTCCCTCGCGCATGGAACATTGGACTAAGAAGAAACCATGAGTGGACTTTTGTGGTATCAAGTTCTATGTTTTTCCCTAACGGCTTTAAGAAGATAGGGGAAATGCTAAAGGGGTATGAGGGCTTAATGTTTAGGTCAACTCATGTTTGGCATTGTAATGCAGTAAACAAGAAGCTTGTTGATAAGATTGGTTATTTTGATGAAAACTTTTATCCAGGATACTTCGAAGATTGTGATTGGGATCATAGATGTGGACTAGAAAAAATTAATGAGTACGGAAACATAGAGATTGATGCAGTGTGTCAGGTTGACGGAGGAGCATCTAAAGATGGATGTGATATAAGAATTGATGCAGTTCATGATTACTTTAAAGAAAAATGGGGTGGAGAAAGAACTAGAAGTGGATGGGGAGAATATCTTTATCCATTTAATGATCCATCTTTACCGCTTTCTTATTGGGAAGAAGTAAGCATTGACGAGTTAAAGAATAGGTACGGATTGTAATGAAAAAGCTAGGGATAGTTGTAAGAGCAGATGATACTGGTCTGGGCAATCAAACCCATGAATTAGTAAAAATGCTTAATCCAGAAAAGATCCTTATCATTGATTCATCCACATTTCATAATAAGAACGTTCAGCATTATGACTGGTATGAAGGAAGAAACATAACTGTCAGCAGAGGTTTTCCAGATAGCAGGGTGTTGTTAAAGTTTTTTGATGGCTTGAGTGTTGTTCTTAGCTGTGAAACATTTTATAATAAACAATTCGTTGCCTTGGCAAAAAAGAAAAGAATAAAAACAATTCTTCAATATAACTTTGAATTCTTAGATTACATGTCTAATGAAACCTTAATGCTCCCAGATGTCTTGTTGGCTCCTAGTCTATGGAGATTTGAAGAAGTAGAAGAAAAATTTTCGGGTAGATGTATGGTTAAATACCTACCGCCCCCAACAGACTCACAAACATTTAAGAGGAATAAAGAAGTAAACTCAATAAGAACAAATAAGCTGCTTCATATAGGAGGAAAGGCTGCTATATATGACAGAAATGGTACAAATAGTGTCATTGACATGTTAAAGCATTCTAATTCTGAATATGAATTGGTAATAAAGAGCCAGACAGATTTAAAGATAGAGTCTGAAGACAAGAGGATTGCTGTTTTGGTTGGTAATGAGATTAATCGTGAAGATATGTATTCTGGATATGATGCCATGATCCTCCCCAGAAGGTACGCTGGTCTTTGCTTGCCCATGAATGAAGCTCTTATGAGTGGTATACCTGTTTTTATGACAGATATATCTCCAAATAACATCATTCTTCCTGGTAAATGGTTGTCAGATGCAAGCTTTGTTAAAGATTTTATGGCAAGAATCGGTATAAAATTATATGAGGCTGATCCAAAGTCTCTGGCCAAGGTAGTTGATAAATACTTTTCACAAGATAACCTATCTGATGATAAACAAGAGGCATTCGACATTGGATATAATAACTTTTCTTCAGAAAATCTTAAAGACTCTTACCTTGACTTAATCAATTCTTTGTAGTATGATGTACCTATATTGGCGTGTATCTCAACGGCAGAGAATTCGACTGTTAATCGAAGGGTTGAAGGTTCGAATCCTTCCACGCCAGCTATTGACAAAAACATAATATTTGCGTTATAATAGTGACACGGAAACTGGCGCAAGGAGATACGGAAATGGCAAGCGTTAGAAAAAAAAGAGAAGATCTGACAACTCCAATACCAACACCAGAAAGACAACTAGAAGGTCCCAGTGGCTTTTGTATAACAGAACATCATGAAAACTGTCCCTATCAATTTAATCACGGTAAATGTGGTTGCATTTGCCATAAGGAGAAAAAATGAGTAATTTATATATGACAACAGAAGAGTTTGCTGCAATAATTGTAGACACTCTTCATGAGCAAAATTATTTTAAAAAGGGTACTAAAAATCATCCATCAGATATGGCAATATCTTTTATTTCTACTGCCGAAACTATTGCAGCAACAATGGAGTGGGCAATAAAAAAAATACACGATATAAACTTAGATCAAAAGATGGCTGTCCTGAGAACAGGTAACCTATCTAAGAATACCTCTGGATCTTGGTCAACAGGTTCATTGGCAACGGAAAATCCAACAGTTACCACCAAAGTAGAACCAGCTCTTCTTAAAGAAGGCGAGCCACTTATAACAGAAGAAGATTCTTTGGGGTACTCAGAGTGGAAGAGAGATGGGTATCTATAATGGGAAAGATGAAAGATTTATATGTAATGCATGGAATAGAAAACATTGACGAGGATGATAACTAAATGAATCCAAATCAACCACAGTTTGAGAAGTATTGGCGTAAGAGAATTGCCGAAGAAACAAAGATCAACAACAAAGAGATTGATTTTTATGGTTGGATGGCATTTGGAAAAGAAATGGGATGGTGTTCAGATATGGTTTGTGATACCCATGAAGGACTCCCCATGACAGACGAAGAAATGGAAGGCTGGGATTTTGGTAATGATGACTGTATTCCTGCGGTAAGGATCTGGTAATGCCAACATACTCATATCAATGCAATTCATGTGGAATGATTGACATTCATCAAAGCATTCATGAAAGTACATTGACTAGATGCCCAACATGCAATTCAAAACAGTTTACTAAAAAAATAGGTCTTACTGGTATTCAGTTTAAAGGTAAAGGATTTTACTCGACAGACTCAAAAAGTTAGTGATACAATAAATCATGCTGGGTATGCACTTTAATGATCCATTGGAATCCCCTCCCAAAACTGATTGGATAAGACTTTGGGATTGCGGAGTGGCATGGAAAGATATACACCTTGGTCCAAATAACTACAACTGGTCAAAACTAGATTACTTAGTAAATCTTTATTCTGACAGAAACATTTTATATGTCTTTGCTGCAACTCCCAAATGGTTAGCAAAAGATCCAGAAGCACCACATTTTGCTAAATGGCTTGGTCCAGGATCTAATTCTTTGCCTTATAGCCCTGAAGAGTGGAATAAATTTGTTTGGATGGTATCAAAAAGATATGCTGGAAAGATTAATGCATATGAGATATGGAATGAACCACAGTTGGCAGACTTTATGTATCCATATGACACTAAAAACATCAATGCCCTTGTCTCAATGACAAAGAGGGCATATAACACTATCAAAACTAATGACAATCAGGCCATAGTGTTGTCAGCATCAGTCTTGCCAAGAGTTTCTAGTGGTGGAATGAAAAGGGCTGAGAGGTATCTTAAAACGCTTAAAAAAGGTGGGTGGCCAGTAGATAGAGTTTCTTGCCATATCTATCCAGAAATAGGAATGGGGGCTGCATCCTGGTATTCTTACTTACAAGATGTTAGAAACTCCGTTAATAGGCTAAATGGTCCAAAACTTATCTGGGTAACAGAAACAAACTACAATCTTTTAGGAAAGACGCTAGATCCACAAACATCTGAAAGATATGTCAGAGATACTTATAGATATGCAGGACACTCTCCAGTATTTTGGTATGGATGGGATAAGGATGATGTTTTGGGTGGATTGATTATAAAAGAAGGGTCAGCAGCATGGACAGAAATGCAAAAACATTATGATACGCATAACTAGGGTATATTCTTCGATTATGCGTAGTGTTCGTAATGCCATTCGCACTCCCAAGTGGTGGCATCAGCGTATTGTTCGAGGGTACAGCGATAAAGACATGTGGAACGCAGACACCTATCTAGCAGGAGTTTTTGCAGGAGTGCTTGATTGGTATGTACATAATGGTATGGGTGTCTCAATGTCTTACAGCGACCCAAACGACTCATATTGTAAAGATATAGAATCTATGGTGATTAGAAGAAACACTGATTATTTAACCCACATTGCAATTTTCCAGCAATATCTAAACAACGGCCTTGCCTGGAATGAAGAAGATGCAAAAGAATCTGGCGGGGTACTTGACAAAGACATCAAAGCTAGTGTACATTGGTTAGCAGATCATTTCACAGAGCTATGGGATTGAGGAATAATGAAAGGTCATGATGGGCTTTGCCCAACACCAAATCCACACATTGTTGAACGAAAGAATTGTGCCTACTGTAATCTAATTGATAATGTGAGAGATCATTATAAAGATAAGAAATCACACGGTAAAGATAAGACTTATGATGAAGGATATTCTGATGGGTGGAATGCTGCAATATCAAAACTACAAGAACTCAATGGAGTATAGGAGTAGACATGAACTATCCAGAACCATACGGACTGGAGTGTAACAATGGTTGGAAAGATATCATTCATCGTACTCATGAGAAACTAAAGTGCATAGACCCAAATTATAAGATTGATCAGATTAAAGAAAAGTTTGGTGGTCTACGATATTACTATACTCACTCTGATGATACAAAAAATTGGGGAGACCTGGCAGTACAGATTATGGATGACATTGTTCGTTCTGCGGAATATCAAGCTTCATATACCTGTGAACTCTGTGGTGCAAATAAGCCTAGTGACGAGGTAAAAATTCGGGTACACAAGTATTGGTACTTCGGATACTGTAAGAAATGTGCAGATGAATACATAAAGAAAGCAGAAGAAAGATACTCAAAATATGACATGCTTGGAGAGCTATAATTATGTCTTTTAATTCGACGGAAAAATAGAAAGAAAACAAATGATAAGATGTTGGTCCTGCGGCACAGAACACGAATCTTCTGCACCTAGCGGTGCGTCTAGTCGTGAACTACAAGCCGATGAACAAATAATAAAAATGATTCTTGCTATGGATATTTGTGAGGATTATTGCTGTCGCAATGGATGTACCGTTCCGTTAGGAACGCATTGTAGTGGAGACGCATGTTCATGCACTGCTGGTTTTGTGAGAGATCTAATTGTATTAAAAATAGGGGAGATGAAGTGATGAGTCATGATCCTAAATATGGACAATGTAATCATACAAAGTATGAAGGATGTCCACCATGTATTCATGATGCATATAGAGATGGGTATCTAGACGGGTACTCAGATGCGGAACAACATTATACAAACAGATGTATTGTTTGCGGTACAGGAGGAATAGTGTCTTTAGACCTATGTATTCAATGTAAGGATAAAGACTAATGTTCTTTCATACAATTACATGTACATGCGGTTGGCAATACGGTCCTGCAAAGAAGAAACATGTTAAAGATATGCTGAGCTTACATAAAGAGATTCATAGATTAGAAAAGATTGCCAATGAAAAGATAGAGGATGACACATGATAGATTGCCCTATCTGTGGAACTAAGATACCCAGGAAAGATTATGAAATACAACATCATCTTATTATTCATGAAGATAGATGGATAGAGAGAGGTAGAGAGTAATGAAACACGATAAGCTTTGTATGAATAGAGCAGATCCTAATATGAAGGTCTGTCACCTATGCGTTCTTATTCGTAAGGTGAGAGCAGAAGAATATGAGGTTGGTTTTAGAAAAGGTTATGTTAAGGGTAGAGAGATGTCAGATAAGGAAAGAAGACTCAGATAAATATTCGGGGTAGATAAAACATTACCCCATTACCCTATATACACATATACTCGTAATAGATATATATCCCAAGAGAGAAATACTTATATATAGATATATATGTGCGTACCTGGTAGTGAAGATAGCTTATATAGCCCCTCAGAATAGCTCAAATAGGCTTTAAAGTAGTGTTTATAGACATGATTATAGGTATATATATGTTACTGTGATATTTGCAGTGGAATAGAATGGAGTAAAAAGGAGTGATATGGGTAATAGAAAATAATTAAAACTCCTCGTAATCTTTATTTTTCTATAATAAATCCCCCACAAACACATGCAAACATAAGCAAACGTAGGTAAATGCATAGATAATATATATAAACTTATATACGATATATATAATATATAAAAAATGGGGAAATTATAACTCTTTCGTAATGTCTATTGACTTCTGTATGCCCTATATGCTATATACACTATTACTATATATATAGGGAGTATTATAAAGATAGTATATCTATTGGTCCCTGGCAAGTGGGGGAATATGTAATAGCAGATCCAATAGCCAATCCTATTCTTTCCAGGGGATCATTACCTATAGTAGAGTATAGAGAACCTAATGCAAAGTTACCTCCACTACCTATAGCTACCTCCGTTATTTCAGCTACTCCCCAGTCATCTGTATTGAATTCAAATAATCTACCCATACATCCTATAATAAAATCTGTAGAGTCATCATCTTTCGATGATCCATGTGTATCTAATATAGATTTATAATTCTCTACTATATCCATTCGTAATATCTTATATACATCCTCTTTATTTTTAACTGGG